GTCTGGGAAGTGTTTGTTGATAAGTTGGGCAAGAACTTTCGGATCAGCCTCAACCCCCTCGTTGTCCAAGATGTTGTTAAGTCGTTTGAAGAAAGCAGCAGCGATTGAGGATCGCTCTTTTCCTTTGATTCCAAACTCGATGACTGCACACCTTGAGTGGAGAGGTTCGATGATTCGGTTTTTGTAGTTACAGGTGAAGATGAATCGGCAGTTGCCATGAAACTCCTCACAAAACGCCCGTAGTAAGAGTTGTACGTCGTTCGTTGTGTTATCAGCCTCATCGATAATGATGACTTTGTGTTTGCCAGTTGAAGAAAGTGAGACGGTCGAAGCGAAATTTTTTGCAGTATTTCTGACCGTATCAAGGAAGCGTCCTTCATCGGATCCGTTGATGACATAATAATCTACTCCTAGTTCGATACATAGTGCTTTTGCGACAGTGGTTTTACCACATCCTGCTGGTCCCGCTAGAAGTAAGTTAGGAACCTCTCCTTTATCTAGGAACTCTTGAAAGGTCTTTTTTGTAGTCTCGGGGAGAATACAATCTTCAATTTTTTGGGGACGATACTTCTCAACCCAAAGGAAATCACTCATAATAATTATTCACCAAGTTCGTGGATTACAGGTTTTTCATGGACTAGAACACGATAGAGTTCTGGATGGTTACCAGCAGAGACAGGAATAAACTCTGTTTCTGGGTTGAACTCATCATCGCGGACTGCCTGGTTGATTACAATAGAACCACCAGAACCAGAAGTGCTACGGTGATATGTTCCGATAGGCACTACCAGAGCACCACTCTTACGATTCAAGTGAACGATATGATATGGAAACTTCCACTCAAAGTTCACGAGTTCAAACGTGCGTTCTCCTGAGAGGACACGATTATGGTCCACTTGATGATGGTGGATATAGAACTGCTTTGCACCGATGACATCGTTTGGTGGTGAAACTGCTGGTCCTTCGTGAACCACAAGATCAGATGCGTTTGAATCATCGACGGAAATATCATAGAACACAACATCGGGTGTTTCTCGGAAGACTCGATGCTTGCGATACTGAACACTCATAATTAAATCCAATCAGGTTTACGACTTGGGATACGTAGATAGTTATTCTTTGCCCAAGGTTTAGATGCAATATACCGCTTGTATGCAGTAAACGTATCTATTGTATCATCAAATTTCCACTCTTCGGGCATTGCTCTGGAAAAATTATCTGCCATACAATAGCAGGTAATTGCTTTTCCAGTCTTACGATGAAACAGTTTTTTTGCCTCAAATAAAGTCTTGTTGCACGAATGAACCTTACCATATCGATTATAATATTCATCGGCAAGACAGCATCCATGTTGAATCAACCAGGCAGTATTATAGATGTTTTTTGCTGCCCATTGTGTTGATGGATGATTGCGAAATGCTCCCTTCTTAGTTTCATAGTATCCTCCATCTTTTTTGGGTAAAGAACCCCAATCATAATACCATTTTGAAAAGATGATAGAAAGCATTTGACAGCACTCAAGCGGCATCTTGACAATATGTTTGTCAGGAAGAACTTGAGCAGACCTTCGAGGGCACTGGTCTGTCGCAAAGATGTTCATAGAATGTCCCTTGGTATAAACCAGTATGACACAAGTTGCCACCGTTTTCCAAGGAGATATGCCTGATAAAAATCTGTCACATCCCTAAAAGAATTACGGTACTCCTTAGGATAAATCGTAAGACTCATCACTATGAAGATTATAACATGAAATACATTGCTGGCGGGATGGTGACCCAACTGGAAACCTAATAACTTAGCTTCATCATTCACAGAAAAACCCAACCCAAAATGACAATGCAACTCGTCATGCAGGTCGGTGTCTTCTCCTATTCCAGGAATCCAGTTTTCTAGAAACTGAATATAAGGATCGGGTTCCATCAGAGTGGCCAACCAGTTCCAGGTTTACCCTGAACCTTTTCACCAAACTTATGATGCTGTTTCAGGTCGGGGTCAGGGTTGCTCTCTACTCTTGCTTCCTTTCGTTTAATAACAATGAACTTATCAGCAGCAAAAGTCCCAGCAATTTTGAACTCAAGATCCGTTCCATCCTCCCAGATTTCTTCTCCATTTTTCTTCCTCATATCAAGCATACACTCGACTTCTTTAATAATCTCAGGTGTAATTTTCATAATCAAAAACAAAATTTAATAAGTTGTTCACCGACCGCTTGGGGTCTGTCTTCATAAGATTGTGCTTCTAGTTCATTGTCAGTGGTCATATCGTCTGAAATAGATCCAGGATAATAATCGTTCTTACAAAACTGAGCAGCATGGAGCGCTTCATGATCTACTGTCCGATTAACTTCAAGGGCACCTCTTACGCCCGACATATGTTCTAGGATAGCATCAGTACAAATGATTACCTCAATAAACTCAGTGCTGGGTGTGGATAGGGTGAACCCAGCAAAATTGTTATTACGCTCTCTACACATAGAAGCATTTTCTACAATCTCCATTCCTGCTGCTTCCATTAGAGCAAGTAGTGTTTCTCTTTCGGGGGTAAGATACGCTTCCATATCAATCAAGCATAGATTTTTCTTGTTTGGCAAGTTTGAAGTACATCTTATAATAACGACTCTTCATCTCTTGCAGGATTATCATGTCTTTTTCAAATCCCAAATATTTAAGCATTTGAAAAGCACTCTCTAACTCACTGATGACACGAAGTACATTTGTAGAATCTACTTTCATGCCACCAAACACATACTTACTAGAATCCATTTCAACATGCTGAATATGTTTGGGAAATTCCATCATCCAAAAGTGCTATCGGGTTCAAGTGCGATGTAATACTTCAGGTTGAACTGAGTATTGGTAAACTGACTCAGCAGTTTGGAGGAGACAACAACATCATACGCACCAGGGATGATCTTGATGTTCTCAACTTTGAAGTTGAAGCAGAACTCCTTATCGGTTTCACCAACCACGATTGCGTACTCGTTGGAGGTGTCGTTCTTCTTGTCGCGAACAACCAGTTTGATGACACCTGCCTCACCGATAGCAGAGAAGTCGGGCAGTTGATATACTGCTGCTGCTTTCAGAAGTTTCTCCAAAGAGGTGGTGTCCAGCTGGAAGGTAACATCCTCAGAAGGAAGGGTAATCTCTTTCTCAGGGGGAGAGATGATGACATTAGGGTCAGCATAGAAATACTTGACGCGACGCTTACCTTCACGGATACTGAGATAAGAAGTCTCAGTGAAGTCCAGGTCAGGGTCCTGGTGCAGACTCAGACCATTCAGAAACTGGTTGAGGTCATAGACAGCAAAATCACGCGGGAAGTCTTCCTTGATATCTGCCTCAGCAAGAATGTTCTTGGCGACAGAGATAGTGCGAAGTTTCGTACCTTGCTTCACCAAAATGGAATTGTTGATACCAGCAAAGTTTTTGAGGATAGTGAGAGTGCTATCAGACAGTTTCATTTTTTGTTCTTTAAGTTTCATGATCATTGGTTGTAGGTTTCACTTTTTGCATTCTTATCATTGAAATGCAGGAGAAGAACTGCATAATGCAAGATTTTGATAATGTCCCGCCGAGCGGTGCCTTTCTTATCATAACGAGAGGCATACTTGAGGATATTGGATCGGCAGAATGCTTCACCATCACCACACGCTTCAATCAAATCAAGTGTTTGGATTTTATCATCACCAGCAGAATAGTGCTGGTTGTATGTGCCAGCAATGTATTCCGACAGTTCTTTGAGGATTTCTTCCTCGTTGTATTTGTATCGTTTCGATTCGGTCATTTTAAGGTTGAAAATGTTTTCGTCCATCGATGCATCGTAGAATAAGGACCAAGAGTTAATAGTCATATTATATCAATTATCCTCTGTTTTGGCAACTTCAGGCATTTCAAAATCAGCATCAACCTTGTCATATAGTTCAAGGAATGCTTGCTTGGTTTCATCATCGAAACGATTGATGCAAACTTGGATTGCTTTTGCCTTGTCACCAAAGATTTTGAAGGCACGGACGATGTGGACCAGACGGCGGGTGCTGATAATTTCTTCAATACCGCCATCATAGAAGGTCTTACGGATGATGTCTGCCCAGTCTACAAGACGACCACAGAAGTCCTTGTCATAGCACAGTTTGGTCAGGATGTTCTTTTCTTGTGCGGGAGTGGGATACTCTTGCTCAAGGGTGATAGGAAACCTTTCCAAGAAGGCTTCGTTGAGCACATTAGTACCAATGAATCGTCCATCATCGGAACCTTTACCCTTGGTATTTGCTGTTGCGAAGATCTGGAAACCCTCCTTGGGTGCAACATACTTGCCAATTTTCTTGAGGAAAACCCCTTTGCCTTCGAGGATGGACTGAAGACATAGGATCTTGTTGGAGGCAAGGTCGATCTCGTCAAGAAGCAGAACTGCTCCCCGCTGGAGGGCTTCAATAACGGGTCCATTGTGCCAGACGGTTTCTCCATTAACAAGACGGAAACCGCCAATAAGATCGTCTTCATCAGTCTCGATAGTAATATTTACACGGATGAGTTCTCGCTTCGTTTGAGCACACGCTTGCTCCACTGAGAAAGTCTTACCATTGCCGGAGAGTCCCGTAATGAAGACAGGGTAGAATAGACGGGATTCAATAACTTTTTTAATATCACCGAAGTTACCAAACTTGACGAAGTTATCATCTTTTGTGGGGATAAGGTTTTGTTCGATTGCTGGCATGGCAGCAGGTGCATTGTAAGTTTCTTCCAGGTTCTCTACTGTCTCAGTTGATACCTCAAAGTTCCACTTACCGCGTCCAGTCTTGTATTGTTCAATCTTCTTAGTAACGGTCTGGTAGTTAGAACCGTTCATAGCGCACCACCCCTTGATTTCAGCACTAGTGACTGATTCACCATAGAGTGCTTGGAGAGAGGTGATGATGTAATCGGGGGACATTTGTTTGTCTTAACTGAACATATTATATAACAGAAAAGGCACCCGTAGGTGCCTTGTGGACAGTTATTCAGTTGTCACACCACTAGGTCCATGAACTCATTGAGAATCTTTTTGTTCATCTTCTTAGACTTCAAACTGTTGACAAATGCTCGTTTGATCTGGGATTTAGTTGCATCATCATCAACATCAAAGTCAGACTCACTAGACATAGCACTAGAAGAAATACCAAAGTAACGATGATACGGACTGGTTTTGATTGCAAACGCACGCTCTTTCTTCCAAACTTTTTGAAGTTTGATGAAATCATCAACACCAGAATAACGACGGATGAATGAGCTAGCGTCGCGGGGAGCAAGAACACGGATACCAATGAAGTTTACATCAGTAAACTTGTCACGCAAATCCCTCAGAAGAACATCAGTAATATTCAACCAGTGACCCGTAAAGCGATAAGTCATACCAGTCTGACGGTCGCGCAGATAGCACCAGTCACCAAGTTGTCCATAACCCAAGTATGGTTCTGTCTCAGGTTGACGACGAACTTCCTTGTGACGCTTTAAAGGATGCGCTTCACCATCAGTGAGGATGATGCACTGAACCTTTTGTAGTTTGTTCTCTTGTTTGAACTGAGGAATGATCTGGTGCAGAGCCACCAAAGATTCATTCAGAGGTGTGCCAGACAATCCCATACCAACAGGAATCTGATAGGGAGCATAGAAACTGCGGGAAAAATAATTTGCCATACGGAAGACACTACGCATCTGAAACTCAAGAGTCTTTGCGTTTGTCTTACTGGTAAACATATTCATCAGAGAGAACCACTCTGGAATAGCAATCAGACCATCTTTCTTTTTATAGGAATGTGGACGGAAGACACCATCTTTGAAGATAGGATACTCGTTCGTGAAAGCATAAACCTCAAAGGGAATGTTGACTTTCTTGCAGAACCACAACAGGTTGAACATCTGCTTACATGTATCAACCAGAACATCACACATAGAACCAGACCAATCAAGGATGAACACCAATCCATGATTTTTACCGTCAGGGATGATGGTGACTTTTTTAAACAGGTCTTCGTTGTACTTGTAGGTGTGAAGTTTAGATGTACTCAGAACACCAGTGCGAGCAGTAGAAGACCGTGAATAAGCATCAGCAGTCTTACGACACTCAAACTCTTTCACAAGATAGTTGACTTCTTTCTGTGCTTGCTTTTTAAACTTTGTGAACTCTGCATCAACAGTTTCGAAATAGTCTTGGTTCTGGTCACCCCAGACACGCTCATACTCCTGATTGATCCAATCGTTGGTGATAACGATATCTTTCAGATTGATCTTAGGCAGTTCAAGATAAGCATTCTCAGAACCATAGTTTTGAACCAAGTCTTTCAGTGCTTCTTCCAGAGAGTCAGCAGTCTTGGTTTCTGGTTCATCAGAATCTACTTCAATCTCATCAGAGTCACCAGAGTTGTTCTTGATTTCTTGAGTGTTGTCTTCATCACTACCAGTTTCACCGCCAGCCTGTGGTTCATTACCATCAACATGAGATTTTACTTCTTCTTCTTTCTCTTCTTTTTCTTCTTTCTTGTCTTCCAGTGCTTGCTTACAATACTTGTACAGTGCTTCTGCTGCTTCAAGAACTTCAACAAAAGTATCGGCAGTATCAATCATACCAATGATTGTCTTCTCATCCTGAGAGAACTTGACAGGAAGGAAACTACCAACTTTGAAATATAGATTTGCGCGATCGGCAAGACTCATTTCATCAACATCTACATCTTTGATGTCAAAGAAATCATCTTCCATAAGTTCTTTGTATCCAGCATAGAAAGTCTTGGAAATGCCAGGATACCGACGCTTCATCATCTTCTCAATGCGAGCGTCTTCTACAATGTTCACAAACTGAGGAGGAACCTTGATTTGCTTCGTCCAGTCCTCATCAGGAGTAAAAAGGGCATGACCTACCTCATGCCCTACAAGCATATCATAAACTTCGTTGCTTGCTTTCTCCCACCTAGGCAGGGTAAGTACCCTTGTATGGACATTAAAGCAGGCAGTCTCAACATTTTTACTCTCTACTACCAAGTCCTCTGTGGCAAGCAGTTTAGCAAGTGTCGATTTTATCTCGTGTGAAATCATCGAAGTTCGTTCGTATGGACTCATAATACGACGAAACCCGCCTTATAGACGGGTTCATGTGACGCTTTTTGAATTGGCGGAGTGCCTCTCTACGGGCTCTCATCGCCTGTGGTTTGAGTGTTCTCTTTGCTTCTTTCTTAGAGTGGTGTTGCCAGTTAGGAATTTTCATTTGATTTTCCGAGAATACATTTGTAGTCGTATTTCATGGCACCTAGTGCCCATGCATCGGTCAAACTTTTTGGTCCATTTTCTAAAAGATCAAGTTGTTTCTTAGTAAGGCGACTGAGTTTCAGTGCCTTGTATTCTTCCATCCAGGTCATAGCATACGAGAGAATCCTTTTACCTTATCAAACTTGAGGACACTTTCAAATTTGTCATGCAGTGAATCCTTGTGGGAAATAACAAAGATGTTTGCGTCCTTTACAACATAGCGAATAATCTTCAAAAATTCTTCTGTACCAAATCCATCGAGGGATGAGTCAAAGACTTCATCCATAATCAACAAGTTTGTATTTACAGAGTTCTTAACCCTAGCGACTTCCCTCCATGTAAAAAGTAATGCTAGGTCGATTCTCATTTTCTCACCTTCACTAAACGAACTATATGAAAAATGTTCGTGGATTGGGGACTCTACAGTTTCGTTGAACTCTCCATCCAACTGGAAGTTAATGTAGAAGTCCATCATTTGAAGGTAACGATTGACTTGCTGATTTATGAACGGAAGATACTTCTTAATGATCTTCGTTTTTACGCCATCGTCTTTAAGCAAGGAATAAGCGAAATCGTAATGTACGATTTCTTGTTTTCTATCTGAAAGGTCTTCAATTGTCCTTTGCAGACTTTCTCTAAACTCTTCTAACTTTTCATGTTCAGTATTTCTGTTTTGTAAGTTACTGGTAGTTGTTTGAATTTCATTTTCAAGATCTCGGATCTGTCTCTGGTTGAGATTGATTCGAGTATTGTTTTGAGAAATGTCATGCGTTAGTTTGGTGATCTCCTGAGAAAGGGCATTGAACTGACGCTCTCTTTCCTGTTCGAACTTAATTGTAGATTCAAGTTCTTCATAACCTTCCTTTAGTTCCTTTGCTTTATTTTGAGCGTCACTAATTCTATTTACACGAAAGTCTTCTTTAATATCCTGTTGACAGGTAGGGCATACCGTATTTTCAGTGAAAAACTCATACTCTTTCGTAATGGTTCTTACTTTTTGAGAGATTTTACCCTTCAGATTGTTAAGCTTCACTAACTTTTCAGCAGCGCCAGTCACATCTTGTTGTTCTTTGGTGAACTTAAAAACATCCTCTTCCAAAGCAGAGTTCTCACGGAGAAACACCTCTGCTTCCTTCATCAGACTATCAATTTTAATTCTATTCTCATCAATACTTTGCTTTCCTCTATTCTCCAACTCCTCAATAAAACTTCTTTGCATATCAATCTTTTCCTTGACATTCTTTTTCTTAACATCAAGAGATTTGATTTGTTCTTTCTGAGTTCTAATCTTATCCTTGATAAGATTATTCATGGCAGAAAAGATACGAATATCAAGCAAGTCCTCAATCACCTCACGGCGATTAGCAGTAGTTAACTGCATAAACGGCACAAAAGTGCTGCTACCCAGAATCACAATCTGAGTGAAAGACTTGTAATTTACCTTGAGAATATTTTCTTCTAGAATCTTTTGGTTTGCACGGTCATCTGCTTCCTTGTGCAGAAGGTTACCATTAACCTCAATGTCAAATACATTTGGTTTGATACCACGCCGAACAAGATAATCCCTGCCATTTACATCAAACTCAATCTCAACTAAACAGTCACGCTCATTGACTGTGTTGACTAGTTGTGGTTTGTTGATTTTACGAAAAGGTTTGTTGAATAGAACAAATGTAAGTGCGTCCAGCATAGTGGATTTACCAGCACCATTAGTTCCGATTACAAGATTAGTGTGGTGTGTTTGAAAATCAATCTCTGTAAATTGATTACCAGTAGAAAGAAAATTCTTATATCTAATCTTTTTGAAGTTTATCATTATTAGGAGGAATTACAATGTCGTTGGGAGTGATCACGGTGTACTTATAATTATACAATTTGCAAGTCTTTATGGCAAGATCTGAGTCAACTTCTATGACATCCATCTCATTATCTTCTTGCTCTTCTAACTGCATCGCATATCTTTCAGCATCATCCTCTTGTTCAAATAAGAATAGAACTTTGTCGCCATGCGCGTCTTGGACTGCATATGCTCCTTCAGTTTTTCTACCCTTTAATGTTAGAAGATACATTACTCTACTTCGCAAGCTTGTCTATACAGATCATCAAAGATTTTTTTGATTACAGACTTGTCAAGTTCAAATTCTGCTTCTTCAATGTAACGGTTGAGAATAGAGAGTGTATTCTCTTCTTCATTAACTTCAAAGTCTTCGCATTCTTGAATGACAAAGTTTTCTACAATCTTTAAATCATGGATACCAGCAGAGTAAAGTTTATCAATAAACTTCTCAAAATCTTTGGGACTTGACTTCTTACGAACAATGACCTTTACGATTTTGTTCTCATACTCCTTAGAATTAAAGAGTTTATAATTGGTATCCTCATAATAGATGTTATGAAATAATTTATAAGGATTATTGACTGGCGTCAGTTCAAAAGTTTCAGTATCAAAGATATGAAACCCTCTGGTGTCATTGACATCAGTCCAAAACATTTCATATGGATTACCTAGATAGAAGATTTTACCATTATCAGACCTGGTGTGATAGTGACCAGAGAAAACACGGTCAAACTTTTCAAGGATATCACAGTCCATACCCTCTTCCATCACATATCCTCTGTGAACCCTGAATCCATTTATTTCAAGGTGACCCATAGCAACTTTACTATCGGTCTTTTTGATAGTATTGATGGTGTGTTCTTCGTTTGCCGCATTAATCCAGGGCAACATCAATACTTTGAGCCCGCCGATTGTGACTTCAGTTGCCCTATCGTAAGTTTTAATATTTTTATATGTTTGCAGAAGGAGATCAGGAGAATTGATTTCATTTGTATTCTTGTAATAAGTATCGTGATTACCAACAGCGATATGCACTTCGTATTTTTTCAGTGGGTCGAAGACAACACGCTTTGCCCATTCAAGACTTTGGTAATCAATCGACTTGCGACTATCAAATGCATCACCCATATGGATTACTGCTTCCACACCCTGCTCTTCTAGGGTTGGGAAAAAGATGTTCTTATAAAACAGTTCAAAATGGTCATGAAGATACTTAGAACCCTTCCTAGCACCATAATGGGTGTCTGTGATAATAGCAACTTTCATCGATTACGATACTGAATGTTATCTTTCATTGTGTTGAGATCAGACCTGCTGGCAGAGAGAAGGTTATCGTCTGCCATCATAACCTCATCAAACCCTGTTCGCTCAATAATTTTATTTTTAATTTCTAATTGCTTCTTCTCTTTCTGAATCCTGCGCAGGAATGCATAGTGAATGATTTGAGTGAAGTATGCAAAAGGGTTTTTTGACTTAGCAGGGTCAAAGTTGTGAATGTACTGTACACAGTTTTCAATACCATCCGAAATCATATCCTCACGGAACATATAATTTACAAAGTTCGGTTTGTATGAGAGGTGTGTAGCAATCTTCAGAAAGCACTCTCCAAGATAGTTAGGGATTGGTGGTTTCGTTTCCCAACGCTTAGCCCTTTCTTCCTTAGGTTGCTCAGTGAGGTCTTTATTGAAAAACTCTTTGTATGACGCTTCTACCTTAGTACGGTAAACAATCATTGCCTCAAGCAATTCTTTATTGTTTACGTAATGTTCTGATTTCTTTTTTGCCATGATGATTCATTGACCCACTGATTAGTTGTTTTTATTATAGCACACAGATAGGGGCTTGACAAGGTTCCAATATATGTGTACAATAACCTTTGTGGAGGTTCAAGGGTGATATCTAGCTTTCTTTATTATCTTCAAGCTTATAGAGATCCTCAAGAGCTACTCTTGCTTCTTCTACCGTTGTTAGATATCCCATTTTAGAAGATGGTTTAACAGAACCTGTGGGTTCATCGGTAGAGGATTTATAAAGATCGATAGAGTCTTCTTCTTCTTTAACATAGTCATTATATATCTGAATTAACTTTTCGTCAGTAGTCTCAGTCATAGTCATTACTTTATCAAAACGAATCATAAAGAAGTCATCACTTGATAAGTCCATCCAAGGTTTTACTTTGATATGAGCACCTGCATAGTTGTGAACTAATTTTACAGTAATTGGATTTTGAAGAATAATCATAGGATCATCTTCATTCTCATCAATAGAGATTAGTGATAAAATCTCTTCCCCAGATACAAGTTTTAAAATACAATAAAATTCGTCAGACATATTATTCTCTAATGGGTACGCTTACAATATCATAATTAAAATTTTCTTCGTTATAGATTTTGATTCTTTCTATCAGATGGTTAAGTGTATAATTTTTCCTGGATTTGTAGGATATGTCGTCAGCGATATCATAAAGAGTTGCTTTGGTTTTGCTGTTTCCTTTTCTGAGTACTCTACCAATTGACTGCAAATTTCTGATTCTTGACTTTGATGGAGAAGCAAAAATAACATTGTGTAAGTTTTTGATATTAATGCCAGTAGAGAAAGTTCCATAAGAAGCAACGATTATTGCATTGCTTTCTTGTTCTGTAATTTCACGAACCTTTTCTCTATCCTCAACTGCTACTCCGCCATGGACAAAAAACACATGACGATCATCAATCTTACTTTTATTTATTAAATCGTATAAAGGCTCCCCATGTCCCTCAACACGACTAAACAATACCAGAGTATTACCTTTCAAATCTAATGTGAGATTTTTGATAAAGTTATTTCGTTTTTGATGATTGATGATATACTGTACTTCATCCTCAAATACCTCAAACTTATGTGATGGGTGCTTCAGTAGAAGTATTTTGATATCCAGTTTAGCCAGATGACCTTTCTTCATTAACTCATCAGTATTAATGATTTTGTATGATGGTCCAAATAATCCTTCAAGAACCCACTTATGAGTCTGTGTCCCATCCAGTGTCCCAGTGAAACCAAAACGATACTTGGCATCACAAAGTTTTGTCATTATAGATATTAATGACTTACTTTTGAACTGGTGTGCTTCATCTCCAACAATCACATTGAATCTTGCGAAGTATTTTCGGGGGAGTTTGTAGATGGACTGCCAGGTGGTAATGATTACCTGAGCATCAGTCTCTCTTTCTCTTCCTGCATAGATCTTGTGGCAATATGAACCAACATCCCAACCATAATCTTCAAAGTCTTTATACATCTGCTCTACAAGGGAAGTCGTTGGAACGACTATCAGAGTATTTTGTCCTCGCTCAACGTAATATCTCACAACAGAATATATCATTAGAGACTTACCAGAAGCAGTTGGGGATATCAACAGTCTTCTATTATGTCTTAGAGCGTCGTAAACACCTTCTACTTGGTAATCGCGTGGGCGGTGCTTACTAATAGCATTCATATAATCCTTAACACCTTCCTTTGATATCCCTTCATTGACTTCAAAGGGAGTACCATAGAACTTGTTATCCACGAACTCGTAAGTATATTCGTGGTCTTTGCAAAACTGAATAACCTTGTCTAACAACCCGACATAGATTTCACCTGTCTGGGTA